TTGCTAACTTTTATAATCTTGAATGGGATTATATAAACGAAGACGGAAGCAATAAAGGTTATGACTATTTTGTCATTTACACAAAGGAGCAAACACAATGAGCAACACAATAGGAATAATAATAGTGTTCTCGTTCATGGCTTTTTGCCTACATGGAGTTTATAAAATAATTAAAGATAAGGAGAGTAATAATGAGAATTGAATTAGATGGGTGGGAAATAAGAGAAGCAATAGAGGGATATATAAAAGCAAAACATGATTTAGATATTGATTTTTCTGAAATGTTTGATTATCCATGTTTTGAATACACAGAAAGAGAAATTGTGCATAAGAAACATAAGAATGGGAAAGTTAAAAAGGATAAAGATGGAATGTGGATAATAGATGAAAGTAAAACAAAATATGTAACAAAGTATGGTGAGGTTACTGATGAGTCTAGTATAAGTTTTTTTATAAACTAAATTTGCAGTAAAGGTAAATTTGCCTTAATGGTAAATTTGCCTTTATCTTCTTTTTAAATGCTTTGCGAATTGTTTGTTAATCTCTCTATGCAAGGTACTCTTTATAACCTTTTCTCCGACTCTAAAGAAATCAATAAACTTTCTATGTTTAATAAATGGAGTAAAGGCAACAAGAAGTTTAAGGCCTTCTCTACCCTTCCTGCCTTGTCTCTCCCATATACCATAAGTTTTAGAGCCTTTACCTTTTGGTACTCCTTGAAAACGTGAGCCTTTTCTTTGTGACTCGGCTGTTTTATCAACCCTAGATAATAAACCACCTTTAGAAGATAGTTTTAATATGTTACCAAATTTGCCTTCTTTGCCTTTTGCATCTTTTGTTGGAGAGGGATATCCCTGTCTTCTTGCAGGCTCACTCTCTCCTGTGTATATGTAATGCAGGTATTTGGCCGCCCAATCCTTGACTCTAACAGTCATAGCTAACTTATTGCTTTTTGGTTTAGCAAATTGAGATATAACAACACTCTTAACTGTTTGCGGTCTAGGTTTATCTAGTTTGTCGTGTAGGTGCGATCTTTCAGCATTAACAACTCTTTCTCCTGTGTAATTCATGGCTCTAGCCATAATTTTATTAAAGTCTTTTTTATTTAAGTCTTTATCTAATTGCTTTCTAATATCTTTTAAGTTGTCTTTTACTGTGATTCGCATATTAAATTTGCCTTTTATAAATTTGCCCAATGACTTTTATTTTCAAACTTTAATCCATTCTCGTTAGCCACCTTTAGAATTGTCGATTTGCTTTTACCTAAAGATACAGAAACCTCGTTTAGCGATTTGCCTTTATCAATTTGCCTTTTGAGATTTGAAATGTCAATTTGCTTTTTATCAGCCATTAAAGATTCTCATAATGTTCTATCAACTTATTAATATACCATTTTGCCTTTTCTAAATCTTGGATATTAGCATTTTTGTCTTTATGCCTGTGAATGTACTTAATAGCTGAACCTTCTAGGTAACTGGGAAACTCTTTGCCTAGTTGTTGTTTTATGTATTCAATACATTCAAATTTACCTTGATTGTAATGGCTCGGTCTATTTACAGGGTCGTGATTTGCCTTTTTAATTTGCCTTACACTATCCCATTCTTGCGGTGTTATATTGTCTATACTCATTTTTTTACTCCTTTTAAATAATAAATTTGCCTTTCGTTGGAAAGACCACTCTAAAAACTTATCTAACATTTCTTCTCACTATTTCATTTTTGCATTTTTGTATGATCTTTTTCTTTGCACTTGATGATTCAATGTAGTCATTGAGTTCTTGAATTGTCATACTTTTTAAATAGTAATGTTCTGTAACAAATTTGCCTGTAACCTTGTCTCTTATTGTTTGACTTTTTTTAAGTTTAATAGGCATAAGTTAATTTTCCTTTTTGTAAATGTTTAATGTCACTGTATCGTACTTTTATTATTTGATCTTTTCTTCCATGTCTTGTGTAAAGCATATTGTAATCGTTTTTACTATTTGCGATTTGCACTATGTTATTACAATATTCTAGCAAGTCTTTAGTTTTAAAGACAAGAAAAGAATTCATATCTATTACATCCATCACAATGTATTTAGATTTGCCTTTTAGCCAACCATCCTTACCATTTACATTTGTAAGTTCCAACCAAATACAATTTGCATATCTATTGCCTTTGACATCTATAGGCACATCATTAACAAACATATCAATATGATCATACATATCCTGTGATAAATTTGCCTGCACTACCTTTCTTCCCAAAGACTCAAGTAAATAAATTAATTTGTTTTCAGTCTGTTTTCCCTTTCTTAGGTCGTTTATTTGTTTTTGCATTTTTAAATATTTTGTCCCAATTTGCATCTATTTTCTTTTTGTCTTCTTTTCGCCTTTTACTACCTTTACCACCATGCCATTTAGTCATAACTTATCCTCTTAAAATTAACCGACTTATCTAACTTAGATAGAATTTGCTTTGCTTTCATAAAATCTTTGGGGATACATCTCAATAACTCTTCAATACTAAATACCATCATATCTTTTTCATCTTTATGTATTTTTAAAAGCACAGGCTTCTCTTCATCTGTATCACAAATTAAAGCAGTCTTCTTATCAAAGTTAAAACACCTAGCACTTGGTTGTATTCTTGTATAACCACTCTCTTCACATTTCTTATTTAGAGCATCAAAAGCTCTAAGCATCATTTCGACCATTTGCATCTTTTTTCTTGGCGAATCATCCTGTAAAGAATCTTTTAACATTTGTTCTCCTCTACAAAACTTAATTTCAAACTTCACCCCGACCATTTTAAAGATTCTTCTTCTACTACCCCATCTTTCATAAGTCTCAAGCTCAAAAGCTCTTAACTCTTTTAATTTGCCTTCTAATGCTTTATCTAAATAAGATTTCATAATTATTCCTGTTTGGCTGATCATTTAATAGGGGTGTTGGGGTGTTCCTAAAGGAACACACCCCACCCCACCCTAATAAATTAATGATTTTCACCCCAAATACCCCACGTTTACCCCAAGTTTTACCCCACATTTTACCCCACTTGATTTATTGCTTTTCATCTTCTTTATCACGAAATTTAGTCATCATTTCACCATAATCCTTATGCTGATATCCAACATTGGGTATGTGCTTTAATAGATTTTTATTTTTTAGTCCCTTTAAGCATTCCGCAATCTGATCAGAAGTAAGATTCTTATTTCCGTATTGAACTCTGCCCTCTAATGTTGCTGGCATATACATGCAATCTTGCGGATTCTCTCTGTTATCTTCTAATGGTAATTTTTCCAAAGCCTCTAGAACTGGTTTCTCTTGTGGTGATGGCTTGACTGGATTTATTGTAATTGGCACTTCACTTTCATCTATCTGAACCAAAACTGCGGACTTTTTATCCTTTTTCTTTCCAAGGTCTGTGATAGTGTCCATTCTAAAGTTTATAGGAGGTATGTTCATGTCTTCCTTGTTTAGAGTCTGACTCATCTTTACATACATAACCTTATCCTCTAATGCCAACATTCCACTCTGAGTATCCTTATCAGTTCTTTCAATATAAAACTCAGAATCTAAAGAAGCAGGTAATACGCTTGACCCTCTACCCCTTCTCATGCCATTAGACTTGTTTCCTGCATGTCCTGTATGGTGAACTAACATTACACATGCACCTGTCTCAAACTTTAATCTATCTATTCTTTGAATAAAAAGGTTCATGTCAGACGTGCTGTTTTCATCGCCTGAACCGAAGTTTCTTTGTAGTGTATCTATAACTATTAAACCCAAACTACCAAGCTCTGCTTTAACCTCATGTGCTTTTCTTAACAACTTTTCATAGTTTTCATCATCCAATATTCTTACTGGTCTTTTACTAACTCTGAATTTAGCATCTCTAACCTTCCCATATTCACCTAAAAAATTCTTCTCCCAAGCTAGAATTCTTTTAAATATAGACTTCTCACCCTCTCCACAAAGGTATAAAACCCCTGAAGGTTTATTAACAGTGTAATCATACCAATCCATTCCCGTTGCTATTGATAGCATCATCGATATCCCTACAAAACTCTTACCTGCCTTTGGTTCTGCATATAAACTTGCCACGCTGCCTTTCTCTATAACTTTATCAATGACCCACTCAGGAGGTGTATCATTCATCTCCATCTCATCGTAATCAGCAAACTCTACATCATCGTTGGGTATGTATTCTTGGTTATCTTTTGCATAGTCCTCCAACTCATCAGTATTAGCAAAAAAATTATTCTCATAAGCATCGTAAAGGTCATCTTTATCAGCAAATTCAAATGGTGGTCTGATTACAGATACTTTGCATTTATTTTCTTTTAAAAACTTATAAATATCTAAAGCACATTTTTTACCAGCTTCATCATTATCAGGCCATATCCAAACCTCTCTACCATAGATAGGACTCCAGTCAGCTTTCTCCCAACTGTTGACTCCACCATGCCATGTGCATACATCACCATCATAAATAGCTTCTGCACCTCTCATAGCCTTCTCACCCTCATTTATAATGATTGGCTTATCATTTGCCTTATCTGTGTAATAAATTGGCAATTTGCCTTCAGGTCTTTTTAATGACCAAGAACCATCAAAATTCATACTAAAGGGTGCATACTTTTGTTTGATGGGATGTCCATCAGGAAACCTCATAACCCAAAAATTAGTAGAATACTGCACTTTTACTATTGCTTGAGAATAAAGTTCCCTCATTTGGACTTTGCTAAAAGACCTTGCATTACCCTTGTTAGTGCTGTTTTGGGGGAGTCCACTAACGCTGAGTAAGGAGTCAGAGGGCAATGCTTGGTCGTAACCGAAACTTCTTAAAATGGTGGCTACATCTTGATTGCGATATTTAATTAAATCTATGATTCCGCCACCCACTTGATTTTCGAAGTCATACCATGTGCCTTCGGTCAAGTTAAGAGTCATAGAGCCATGAGTACCCCACCGAAGTTCTTTCGATGTGGTACTACTTGGTTCACCTAGAAGCTGCTTTGCAACTTCAGGTGCTATTCTCTGCCAATCTACGTTTGACATCTAAAATGGAATATCATCATCGCTAAGTTCAGTCTTAGCTACCATTTCAGCTACTTTATCTGCCAGTCCCTCATTAGGAGAAACAAAGCCATCATCATTATCAACTGGTGCATCAGGGTCAATATACCAATCAGGTACGTTAAAACCTCTATCACCCCACTTGGCAAATGTAAAAGACAACTCAGATGAAGTACCCATACCTACCTGAATATGCTTTGAGCCTTTGTATTCAACCACTGGTAATTTGCCAGCATGATTTGCCCTATCATCCCAAAATAGTCCTAATATGTTATTAAAAGCACTAGATTCAGCAAAAGAAAAACTTTGCCATAGATAAGGATGTTCAGCACCATGTGGCATTACCCAAGCTGAAAAAGCTCTACGCCAATCATCAGCAGGTTTAGGGTCTACAACAGTAAATTTGTTGTCCCATTTATATTCAAAACCATCGGATTTAGTGTATCTACCCCAACCTGACTTGAATGTATCTATGTCAAGTTGAAGGTAGGTAACATCTACTTCAGTTTCACCATTAGCATAAAACTTCTGATCTCTTGTCTTAAATCCTAAGTAAATTTGCTGTTTATTATCGGTAGTACTCATACCACCTAATATATCGTTCATATACTATACTCCTATAGTTAATGTATCGTTAAGTTCTCGATACTGTTTATATAATCAGTTTCAAGTTGGGTATAACACCTTTCCTTAAAACCCTCATAATCCTCATCGTTGATTATTCCTAAGAACTCACAAGCGGTTTGGATTTTATTGTAGGAAAGCCTACAAAACTCTTCAAAGTCTTCTTCAAACAAATAACTATTTAAGTCCATTCGCCTTTTGTACGACTTCATCTAACCTCTCACAAACTTCTGATAGTGGACACATATAGTAT